GAGCTGGTGAACTTAAGTGTATGCGTGATATTGGATACATTGTTGACTCAATCGCTCAAGACCTTTTCTGGGGTGGTAACGAGTTTACTGTTGGTGCTGTAAGAGAATACTTTAACCTTGCTGGAACACCTATTTCAAATGGTCTAGTTGGCGAAACAACTCAATCAGTTATTGCTTTTAATGCTGCCAGAGACATGGTTAATAAAGCAGTAACCAACCAACTATACAGTAAGAATCTAAGTCTTTCTTATGGTCCTGCACAATATAGTGTCGGTGGTACAACTATTACTTACGGAAATTCTGGTAATGCCGCAACTTGTATTGACGTTCAGAATACTGTAACCACCCTATTTACTATTGTAACTAATGTTGTTTCTACTGGTACGTTGGATTCCCTGCCACTAGTAAATAATGGTGATTTTGATTGTGCTAACGTAAGACAGTCAATTGATACTTTAACGTCTATTCTTACTGTTTCACTATCATCTGGTAATCTTGCAAATCTACCAGCAAGAAATGAAGGAAAGTGGTCACAAGTTAGTGAAGCAAGTAAGTGTAAGAGAGATATTGGATATATTGTGGAAGCAATTACATCCGATTTGCGTTTAGGTGGTAATGATAATACTATCAATGCTGGGGAATCATACTTTACTGGTACTGGTAACTTTACTGTAAATGGTACATTAGGTTCTATATCGGGTCTAACAGCAATAATCACTGGTATTTCTAGCACTGCTGAATTGCTCGCTGGAATGTCACTTACCAAAACAACTGGTGTTGGCGTATTTGGTGATAATGCTACCATTAAAACAGTAGATAGTTTAACTCAAATTACTGTTCAAATTTCTTCGGGTACTTTTACTGCTGGAGCAATTACATTTAAAGCTAATAGATTAGATTATATTCAAAATGAAAGAGTAGAAACTTTAGATGCATATAATTATGTAAAACAACTTATGATTTCTTCTATGAGAAATCATAATACTTACATTCCTACTGTATCTCTTAGCACTTCTTCTTCTACTGTTACCTTGACTGGTGGTAAAACTACAGATGGTCTTGTAGTTGGTATGAAAGTACAAAGTGTTGCTGCAATTCCAGAAGACACTGGTTCTAACCCATTAACTAATTATAATGATGCATTAGAACAAATTGTTGATGGCAGAGTAGTTCCTAAAACTACAAATATTACATCTGCAATTGCAACTGGAACATATATTAAAAAAATTATTAGTTCAACTCAATTTGAACTTGGTCAATATGGTAGCAAATTGTCAAATGGTTTGACCAAATTACCCACATCGAATGGTAGCGCAAATCTATTCTTCTCACTTGAATCTGGAAGTTGGTCAACTTCACTTGAACCATCAGTAGACAATACTGTAATTCAAATTCATACTCAATATGGTAATACTGGTGGTGAGTGTGCAAACATCAAAACAGCACTTGATAATTATTTTAGTATTTTAGGAAATGTAATCAACAACGGTGTTGGTTCTGTAGATAGAATTCCTTCGGTAATTACTACTAGTACCTTTGCTCAAAGAGCAACACTATTCACTCTTTCTGCAACTGGTGCGCCAACAGACCCGCATTATCTTGAAACAGGAACACCAGTTCGTCTTGTTCCTAGAGCAAAAGAAGGAAAAACGGTTGATAAGCGTCTTATTCGCCTACCAAGAGGATTTAATACTAATCAAATTTATTATGTTATTGCTCCTGGTAGAAAAACCGACCCATACAATTATTCTACAACTACAGCATTCAATGCACAAGCTGGTTCTTTACAAAATATCATGCTTGCTACCAGCGTTGAAAATGCTGCAGCGGGTATCTTTATTTACTCTTCAGAAACAGAAGCGGTTGACCAAGATGTTGAAATTGATGTTTATCAATATGTGCTTGATGTTTCTTATGATCTCAACAAATATGAAACTACTGTAGATTCAACTAACTTAGAAATTCTTGTAACAACTGAACCACATGTATTTGACATTCCAACTTCTGCAGATACTACTACCGACACACAAAAATATCAAGCAGTATTTTTTAAAGAAATTTCTAGTGGTTTCCCCACAATTTCTGGTGGTTCTTCTCTAAATGCTAACAGAGAATATTATGTAAGATATGTAGATAAATATAGTTTCAAAATTTATACTACTTTAGCTGGAGCTGTTGCTGGTTCATCACCAATTACATTTACTTCTGGATTTAGTGGCAAATTCTACACATTATCTAATAAGAGAAGATCTCCATTGAGATATGATGCTGTTGTCACTACATCTACCAATACTAAAGGTAATTGGTATCTTATGACTGATCCTGATAAAATAACGATTCCTTCATTATCACTTATCACTCGTATTAATAGACCTGATTTTGCTACTAAAGATAAAACACCTGATAGTTATTTTCAACGTTTGGAAGATAATAGAAGTGTTCAGGATAGAGTTTATAGATTGCGTTATGTAATTCCTAAGTATTTACAAGCTGTCAGAGATCCATTACGTGGTTTTGTTATTAAATCTAGAACTGATTCAACTAGAAAAATATTACCACAAAAGATTTTACTTAAACCAACAACAAGCACAGGAAATTCATTTGCAAAATTTAGTATTCCTAATGAGAAAGCAAATGTTCCTGGTTTTCCTGAAGCTAATCGAGAATATCTGGGATTAGATATTAATTCTCAAGGACCAGGGTTTATATCGTCATATGACCCATATAATACAAAATTAAAACCAACAACATCAGAATACTTATATAGAGTAAAAGTAACTACTGATTCTAAAATTACTTTTTATGTTCAATCAGCTAAAAAGAAAACAATTTCAGGAAAAGATTTCTTAGAATTAACGGTATTTGATATTGGAATTGAAACGCTAGGTTATAAGCAAAAAATCTTCACAACTGTAAAAATTAGTGCTCCTCAAGGTGGCGACGGGGTATTTACTGAAAATACTGATAATACTGCTACAAATAATACAATTACTTGGATTGGTGCTACACAAGGAAGTGCAAAAGTACACGCATATTTTGCATATGAAGGTCAACATTATTTAATTCTTAAAGACGTTAATACAATTACATCCACTTTAAGATATAGCCCATTTACTACAACAACGTTCTCACAAGGTTCAATAACTGCTACTTTGTTATCGGAACCAGATTTTGGCAGATCTTTGAAAGAAAATAATCTTTATGTTACTGAAGGTGCTAACGTTTATACGATGACTCCTGGAGATACTTTGCTGGATGATACTGGAGTTTCCTACACAATTGCTTCAGTAGAAGATGTAGAAGATTTTGAAAATACTTTTTACATTTATGATGTTGATACTATTAGAAAAAGAATTTATGGGCAGCAAGACGGTATTTACTATCTAACTTGTGTTCGTGGTAACATTAGTCCTTATCCAACTGGTTCTGGTGTTGGTGAAAACTTTAGAGGTTATAAATTTAGTCAACCAATTTCAAAACTATATCCAGAATTCTACAAAGATGACCCTGAGTGGTACAAGCAAGTTGATACTAGTTTAATTGACCCCCCAGCAACTGTTTCTGCAGCTGATAACTATATTCATGGTTTGGTAACGGTTAATGATGCTAAAGGAAGCACAACAAAAGAAGCAATTCTTGATTTTGTGCAGGATACTGGTTCAAAACAATATAATTTTAGTGGAAATATTACCAAAGATGGTAAAGTAATTGACGTTGCAATTAAAGCACAAGAAGGCACAGCATCTGCTGGTTCAGAAGGAAGAAAGATTCCTATTTCTGGTAATTCTTTATATCCAACTGAAGGTAGATTGTATGTAGAACTTCGTAGACCATCTATTGCTCGTTCTGGCAACCACACATTTGAATATCTTGGTTTTGGGCCTGGTAACTATTCAACTGGTTTCCCAATTCGTCAAGAAGTTGTTCTCACAGATGTTCAAGATTTTTATGCTCAGGCAAAGAGAGAGAATGGTGGTATTGTATTCTATACTGGTTTAAACTCTAATGGTGACCTATACATTGGTAATCGTAAGATTAATGCTATTACTGGTGAAGAAACTTTCTTAGAATCTGCTACGCTTGTAACTAGTTCTGATGCTGGTGATTTAATTGCTAATCAGGCAACAACTTTTGACGGACCTGTTACTTTTAATGATAAAGTTTCTTTCATTGCTCCTATTTCTAGGGGTCCTATTACATTTGAAACTCCTATAGATATTGATATTCCTGCTTCAATTCCTGGTAGTCCAACTAATGCTGCTTCGCCAGCATCTATTACGATTAGAACCAATCTCCAAGGTGGTGATAATGGATCACTTACCAATAATACTAAAACTGGTATTTCATATGATATTACATTAACTGGTAATAGAATTAAATCTGCTGTTTACCAATTTAATCCAAGAGGTCTTCAATCCTATAGTGTTAGAACAGCAATTGAGAATTGGACACCAAATCAATCAAATCCTAGTCAAACAATTGATTTTGGTAGTATATTCCCCTTAGTTTCTGGTGATATTCTATTAAAAGGAGAGCAAGTAGGATTTACTGGTTCTCTCGGTTGGATTTATGCAAATAATTTTGGAACAATCTCAAATAATAAAATCAGTAGCATAACTGGATACGGCATAGGTCAAAATAAAATTAGAATTAATTGGGGATTAAATGGTGTTGGCGGCACATATACTAATGCTGATATTGGTATTTCGTCTAATTATCAATTTAGAATATCTGGTACATTTACTGGTCAAAACGCTCCTTTAAATTCTAAAATAAGAGGAACATGGTCAATAATTTCAACAGGATTTTCTCCCGGAAACACGTATGTTGATATTCAACTTAATGATTATGTTGAGACTGGTACATACAGTAATATTTCATCTGAAAGTCAGGTTGTATTTTCTTACTCAAATAATTCTTGGAAAGAAGTTGGTGTAATTGGCGCAGAAGTAATTAGAACAGAAACCAATAGTATTGGTGATTATAGGATAGGAATTAACACGGTTGCTCGTGCTGCAACCAGTGCATATCTAACTGGATTTGTTAATCCAGATACAACTACTCCTAGAGCTAACTTAGATTTAGTTGGTACTGCATTTATTAGTGGCAAAACACAACCTTCTGGTTCTTCTTTTGAAACAAGTACTACAAAAACCGAGACTGGTGTTGAAAACGGATTCTTAGTGGGTGGATACAGTTCATCTCCATCTAGAATTGCTAATTTAAGAGTAGACACTCTTAATAATAGAGTAGGTATTAATACTACAAAATCACAGAATGTTTTTGTTGTTGCCAGATCTGGCAACGTTGCCACTATCACTACATCAACTAATCATGGTTATTCAATTGGTGATTCAGTAATAGTTAATATTAGTGGTTCAACATACAATACTTTTAATGGTACTGTAACTGTTCTTGCTTCTCCAGCACCAACAGCAACAACATTTAGTTATAGTAACTCTGGAATTGTAGTTGCTGCAACTAATCTTCCAAGTGGAACTACTGGAACAGTAACAAAACCAGCAAATGATCTCGATAGATCTTTTGTGGTGGTTGGAAATGCCAGAATAACTGGCGATTTCATGTTTGAATCAGATATTAATGTAAATGGTGGTGATATTACAACTACTTCGACATCATTTAATTTATTAAATGAAAATACATTAACTGGCACATTAAATTTTGCTAATTATATTCAAACTGGCAATCTTTTTAATAGTAGAACTGGTTCTCAAACAATTAATATTGGCAATTCGTCTACAAATAGTATTGTTAGAATTGGAAATACTCCAGATAACGCAGGAATTTCTCAAGTTGTTATTGGCGGATACAATAGTAATGCTACAACTAGTTCAACCACCATTAATAGTAAATATACCAATATTGCTGGAAATATTATCATTGGTAATAGATTAACTGCATTTGATACATTAACTGTATTATCAAATGCAGGTACGGTAAATTTCCTTGATGGTGTAAATACTGTAAGTTTTGCTCCCACCTCTGTTAATGTTAGCCTTGGTGGTCAAGGTGGAAACACTAAAATCAATAATGCATTGCTTGTTGATGCTTCAATTACTTCTAATGGAAGTATAACTTTAAATGGTGGGTTGAGTTCCTTTAATTTTAACGGTCAAAGAGGACAATTTGGTACTACTGTTACTACACACAATGGCACTCCTTCTGGTGTTCCTGCACAAAATAACGTTGATATCGTTAGAGTTGTAGCAGGAACTTCTTTACTTCCATTATATTACACTAACTATATTGATACTTCTGGTGCTGGCGAATGGGGTAGTCCTGTTTCTTATAGAGATGCCACAATTGTAACAGGTGCTTTGGATCTTCCAAATGTTCTACCACCATTAACAAATCCTAAGCATTATTATTTACCATTAAATTCTGCTCCCACATATTTGATTAATGATTATCTTATTATTAAAGATTCCAATACTAACAAAACATATGAAATAGTTAGAGTTGTTGCTACGCCAAGAATTAATTCTGCGCCTTATTATATTGTTGTGGAGAGACAACCAACACTTGGAACTACATCTAATCCATCTTTCCTACCACTTACTTCTGGTGGTAATACAATTACTCATGCCCAAGGTGTTTCAGTTGTTAAAGCAACTATTAACTTCCGTGCTACTTGGATTACTGGAAATATTGATAACACTGGTGGAACAGATGCGGTTTCACTTGCTGAATTTGGTGGTGGATTGAGTGTTGATGATTTTATTATTGTAGACAGAAATGATTCTGGTACAACTGGTGAAATTATTAAAATTAATTCTTCTAGTGGTTCTACAGAAAGAAAACTTTCTGTGAATAATGGTGGTGGCGTTAATGTATTTGAAATTGGTTCTTCAATTGGAAATACTATTATTGGTAATCCTTCTCTTCTCACTGCATCTGGAAATGTAACTACATACGGCAATTTAAATATTTACACTAGAAGTAATGGTTCTGGAGGTTATAATTCTATCAATACCTATAATGATATTGAAATTTCACAAGTTACATTCCCAACATTATCATTTGATCCATATTATGGAAATCTAACGCTTGGTAGTTCTTACGCAAGTATCTTTGCGGTTAGAGCTGCTCTTGGAAGTTCTGCCGCTTATCATGGCACTTCACAAACAGTATATGTTTACGAACAAGATCCAGTATCAACACAATCAGTTGGTCCTTCAACCACAACACGAGCAGTAATTGAAACTAACTCTACTAGTATTTTAATTCAAAATAATGCAGAAGCATTTAGTAAAGGAGATTTAATTGCAGTTGGTGATATTGGATCTCCTGGTCCTGGTGGACTTAACATTCCTTCATTGAGAACAGCAACTAACTTTGAAATTATGGTAATTACTGGTGACCCAATTACCACAACGAACGCACAGTCTCTTCCAGTTGGTATAACTGGTGATTATCCATCTGGAGGTAGAGCGAGAGAAGGAACCAGCCTCCGAACTTTCCAACCAACATATGTTGTTAAAATTAACAAAAAGCCAATAACCACAACTTTATTAAAAGAAATTGTCATTGATCAACCTTATGTAGAATCTCCAAATACCAACAATAAAAAGATTAGAATGGTACTTAAAAATGGTGATTTGATTCGTACCAAACTTGATTTCTTTAATATAATTAAAATTGACAATGAATTTTTTGTTCCTGATTCTAAAGCAGGAGCAGTATCATCAGGCGAAGTACCTAAACCTAAAGAATATTTTGGTGGTGGAAAAATCACTACTAATGATAGTGTTGTAATTAATAGTGGTTCTTTAGTGATGTATGGTAGTGATTCTAAAACTAGAATTTTTTCAGTTGCAAATGATGATGGTCACCCTGGCGACGGTTCTCTACAAGATGGAGAACTTGGTTTATCGCAAGGTTTATATCTCAAAGGACAACTTGATATTAATGGTGGTATATCCGTATCTCCAGATAGGTGTATTGAATATGGCAAATTAATTAATTGTGGACCTACATTTGAAGTTGTCGGTGATGATGGCAGTACTAGAATTGGTGCTAAATTAGTAATTGATGGTCAAGCAAGACCATCAGCAGATGCAAATCTTGAAATTTTTAAAATTAAAAATCTTGGTGACGATACAGGTATTGAGGAATCAAATAGAACATTCACAATGTATCAAGATTGTTCAGTTGATGCATTTGGCATTAAACAATTTTGGAATGCAAATGGTGGTAGAAGATGGACCTATGTAAATCAGTCAAATTCAGTTGGCAATGAATTATTACCAAATGCTAGTTACTTAATTGATATGCCTTCTTCTGGTAATATGGTTCTTTATCTGCCTCCATATGAAAAATGTCAAACTGGAGACATGATTAGATTTATAGAATTGAGTGGAAAATTGACATTTAATACTAGTTTAATTATCAGAGCAAGCAAAAATGGAACTGACCCAGTTGCTATTCAAGGAGATGTTACTGGTACTAAAGCAGAATCTGGCACCGCAGTAAGAACAACATCATGGGATAGTGGTGAACTTGTTGTGCAAACAAGAAATGCTGCATTTGGATTGCTTTTTGTTGGCACAAACGATGCATATAATGCTATTGATTCAAATAATATACCATTCTCATTAAGAGGTTGGTGGTTGGTGGAGTTATAATCTTATGGCAAATTATAATACAATCAAAACCATGAAGCATAGCCAAATTGGCACTATCATGGCCTGGGCTGGAGATGCAAATACTGGATTTCTACCATCAAATATTCCCAAAGGGTGGATACTTTGTGATGGGAAAACATATTCCGCATCACGGTATCCTCTTCTTGCTTCTATAATTGGAATTACATATGGTGGAAATAACGATTTGTCGTTTGATGGGTCTTTTCCAGAATACAAAAATTCTATCACAAATCTTTCGGATACTTTTAAAGTACCTGATTTAACTGCTAGAGTAATGATGGATATGAAATCAGATTATCTTTCTGATGTTAGATATAATTCTGGGCAATCTGATGCATTTAGTAAAGTTGGTTCATTATTTTCTAGAACAGGAGCAGAAACACCAATTAATAGCATTATTTCTAAAGATACGGATCTTAAATTTAATATTAATGGTAATACATATATTGGAAAACTGACAATGAATTCTGGTTCTTCTGTGGTTCAAAATACTTTAAATCCAGCTGCATATCAAACTACTGCATATGTTGTTCCCAGAAAATTGGGTCAAAATCATATGCCTGGTCATGTACACAGAGCTACTGGTAATGATTACCTCAGTGCTACAACTGGTGGTGGAGGTGTTAAGGTTTTTTGGCCCACAAACGTCACCACAGGTGGAAACGTCTCAACTCCTGATGGACAATCTCATTCATTTACTCAAATTTATCTGGGGGAGGTTGCTAATAATACTCCGTGGACTGGTGGTGCGGCACCAATTACTTATTATGACCCGAATACATTAATTACTACTGATAAATTTTACGATTTCCCAAATAATATGAATACAATTCCAGGAGCTGGTTACAACTATTTAAATACTGGTACTGTTGATGCTAATCCACCACAACTTGTTGTTGGTGCATCTGCATCTGGTAGAACTAATAGTATTACTGGTGTTGCTCCTTCTACTGGTCATGTGGAACCAGCATGGTCTGGATCATTTCCGATTCCAGCAATTACTTTTAATAAAAAAAATTATTTTGGAAATATTAGTCCAAATAATTATACTGCTATAAGTGCATCAGCTACTGCTTCTAGTGGGTCAATTTCACTAACACTTGCTGTAGGAACAAATTTTACTAATATTAAACCAAAGATGTTTGTATATACAACTCCAAGTGCAGGAACATTTGGTGGATTAGCATCTGGAACTATGGTAGTTGATGTTAATCCTGTTTCTAGAGTGATTATTATAAGCAAACCAACAACCGCTTCTTTGTCTTCAACAACTATATATTTTAAACAAGGAACATGGCCAACTACTCTAAATAATGTTGTTGGTAGTGAAGACCCAGCCAGTACTTCTTTTCAATCTCATAATCATGGAACTATTGATATACAAATGAATTCTGGTGGTTTAAGACCACAATCTACTTTTAGTATTAATGATATAAGTTTAGGAGATGTTGCTCCTGTCGATTTTCCTAAAGCATTAAATGTTACTGCTAATGTAGCATGTCCATCATTAAATATAGTTTATATAATAAGGGCATATTAAAATGGCATTTTATGGAAAAGAAAAGCAAAAATTTGGTGCATTAACGGGAACTATTATTTCTTTCCCCAGAGAAATTCCAGATAATGATCCTTCTTCATTAAATGATGCTACTTATTTGCCTTCTGGGTATTTGAGATGTGATGGTTCAATTTACAACGACACTGATTATCCAGAATTAGCAGCAATAATTGGAACTGGAGCAGATTGTAAATTTTTAAGAACAAATAATGAGGGAACTCCATTAATAACTTTAAAAAGTAATCAGTTTGTGGTTCCAGATTTAGGTTCTAAATTTCCTAAACCAACCACATCAAATATTGGCATTTATGATAATATTGTTTTACGCAATTCAGCTAACACTGCGAATATATATCGTTCTGGTATTGGTATAAGTGCTTCTTCTACGGTGGGAACTTCAGTAACAGTAGATTATACTGGTAAATTTAATGTTCCAGCACAAACTATTCCTTTACGTGGAGATCCTGGATGGACTATAGCTTCTTCTGTAGATAACGAAACAGTGCCAAGTGCAGCAATTGCTCCCCATGCTCACTTTAGTACTACAAATAGATGTAGAATTCAACCAATAAACATAAATCCAAATGGTTCTGAACCGCCATATGGTAGAAATTTTTATCTAACTGCATCGACTATTCCCATTTCTGCTTGGGGTGATAGTACTTCACTTGGAGGAGTTGCCTTCAAAAATCAACCAGCATGTTGGGCGATAGCAGCAACTGATTTTAGAGTGGGTGAGGGAACATGTGACGGCAGCGTAATAAGAACATGTTATTGGAATTATAATACTAGTAGTTCTGATGTATTTAAACCATATTGTTTAACTACTACAGGATTATCATATAGTCGAGCTGCTGGGTTTGATTCTTTTGGTGGTACACGATATCAAAATTATGAAACTATAGTTGGTAGTACTATATTTGGTCTCCTCAGTGGTGGTACTGTGAATGGTAATGGAGGTACTCCAGCAACATATACATCTAATTCTGCTCCGAGTGATTGGTTGGCTAGAAGTTTAGTTGATGTTCTTCCAATTGATAAAGATGTGAGACCAGGCACTACTCCACAATATTGTGGAGTTAATAATATTACTACCACAACTGCTGATTTATATTCATCTACAAGTAATGATTTAACAAATCATACTCATACAATTGATAAAGATCCTGGCAAACATAACTACACTATTCAAACCAGACCGTTCTTGATTTCTCCATCAGGAATAAATACTACCGTATACATAACTCCAGACACAGCAGTTTCTTTGAATACTGCAACTTCTCCTTTTATCGTAGTAGATTATTTAATCAAAACATAAAATTATGCCAATTCAATCATCTCCTGCATATACTGCAGTTTCTCCAAATTATCTTTCGGATAAGCAGCTTGATACATTGGAAATTGGTGCAGTAATTACTGTTTTGCAATCTGGAGAAGATACTTCGCAAACAAATGCAACTAATATTAATAATTCTGTAAAAAAGTGGATTCCGCCTTCATATAGTCTTTTTACAAATTCTTGGACTGCTGGATATTGGTCTTCCAATGGTGCAAATTACTCAAATAGTCCATCTAGTCAGTATGAAGGATATCTATATTGTGACGGGTCAGAATATAATATTAAAGACTATCCGCATTTATATTTTAATTTAAAAAATATCTATGGGGGTGATTCTACATTAACAATTAATAATGTTACTTCCGATGGTGCTATTATTCAGAGTTCAATTTCTGGTTCACAATATCTGTTATATTTGAAAACTGATAGTAGTGGATTGCAAGTAATACCATATGATACAGCTGTTGTTTTTAGTGCAACAGGAGCATTTAATTTTTTAACAACCAATACTATTTATTTTTTAGCAGCACCAACTAGTGGTTCTCAAACAGCAACTGTTGGGTCTGAAACTACTTATGTTTATAGATTAGTAGATCAATCTGGAAATAATATACCAAGTGGAGTTGCAAAAACAAAAGCAAATATTTCTGCGAGTCAACCAACATATAAGTATAGTAAAAATTTTACAATTAGTGACTGGCCAATCATGTTTGGAACATTTAAAGTTCCCGATTATAAAGCAAAAAAATTAGTTGGAATTGGGCCAGTATATGGTTCTGGCACTCCAACTATTGGCGATCAAGTTTTGCGTGTTGGATTGAATGATGAAATTGGAAATTCTCTTCCTGGTGGATATGGTGGTTCTTGGTATCTTGATGAAAATGCTCAAAAAAATGAATTTTCTTTGGGTAGAGTTATAACTACTGGAATGGAAAATGTTGTTGACAGTGTTAGTGCAAGTTTAAATGGTCAAATAAGTATTTCGATTAATTTACTAGATAAACCTTTAGGCGCAGCTCCAGAACATAACCACGTACTTTTTAACTCACAAGCAAATACAGATAGTCAAACAGATAATGAAGGGTATCCATATGATCCATATTTGGCTTCATATAGCACTAATAGGGGAGCGATAGATTATTTTTTACCAGACGGTGGTGGTATTCAGTTATCCCATGGTCATGGTCTTGTGACAACTAGAATTACTGATCCTACTATTGCAACATTTGATAATAATAATTCATCTGGTATTGGTTCTTCGTATGTTTCTGGTGCCATTTCCATTTTAACAAGAACTTCTGGTGGAAGTGGTTATGCTGATACAGGAACTGCTGTTAGTTTGAATGGAGGTAGTGGTAGTGGGGCAAGTATTAGTTGGTCTGGCGGAACAAGTGGACAAGTTCCATCGACAATAACTATTGCTTCTGGTGGAACTGGATTTGCTGTTGGAAATACTGTAACTGTTTCTGGTGGTGGTGGTAATGCAACATTTACCGTTACTGAACTTGTTCCCGTCGGCAGCTATTATGCTGGCGGATCTACATTAGGTTATTATAAAACCGAAACTACTACTGATCCCAGTTTAGTTAAAACATTTTCTTCTTCTTCGCGTATTGGTGGTATTACAATTACTGAAGGTGGTAGCGCACAATATCAAAATCTTGCAACATACAATCTAGTGCCATCAGCAAATCCACAAACTATTTCTTTTAGTGGATATGCTTTGAGTGAAGTTGCATTTTTTTTACGTGGTGGTGGAGGATCTGGTGGTGCAACAACAGTTGATGGAAATCCAGGACAAAATACTTCTATCACATTAGGGTCAACAACGGTTATTGCTGGTGGCGGTGGTAGTGGTAAAAAACCATCGAGTATAACTAGTGCAACTGGTGGTGCTGCTGGTGCTGCTGGAGTGAACACAACTCCAACCGTTAATGGTGTATCATATTTACAAAACGATAACGGAAATCCAGGCACTGCTGGAGACGGTGGACAGGGATGGGCAAAAAATTTTATT